GGTTAATATTGCAATTGCAGTATCTACTAAAAATTGGCATGGATTTACTGGCTGGACATTCGCCGCTATGCTTTTAATTAGGGGATTATTTTAAAATAAATAAAATAGTGTTTGCATTTACGTAATATTGTTGTATCTTTATATACAACTAACTTAACAAAAGGAGTAACGAGCCATGAAGTTTTCAGAATTAAAATTTGAACCACATCAAAATGATGGTCTCGGATATAAAACACAAGCAAGGGTAACTTTTAAAAATGGATATGGAGCAAGTGTTATTACCGGCGACAAAGCATACACTAACGATACCTGCCCTTACGAATTGGCAGTATTGAAGGATAATGTGCTTTGTTATGATACTGAAATAACCAATGATGTAATAGGTTATCTTAACGAAATCGAAGTTGAGTCTCTGTTGCTCGAAATTGAAAAATTATAACAAAAGGAGCGAGTCATGAGTTCACCAATTATAGGCGTTTTATTTTTCTTTATACTTGCATGTGCCATATCTGGCGGCATTATACTGTTGTTTCGTGCTATAGACAAATCAAAGCCGGAAATTGAGGATTATGGGTGTGATGACGATTTTGATTTTTTTGATGATGAATATGACGATGAATTTTGGGACGATGATTTTGACGATAAATTTTGTAATGAGGAGTATGATTATGAATGAAAAAGTTGATTTCAAAGGAACATTTGCAAGCCTTATCAGCCCGCTGTTAATTGGCAAAAAGATAAGAAGTACCACAATGGTAGATTTCAATTTTGAGAAATTAGATAAGTCCGACAACCCTACTATTATTGACATACCAAACAAGATAATAACTATCAATAGCATTGAAGTTGAAGGCAATAATATGTGGATTAATGATAGATATTGTCTTGAAATAGATGATCGTTCAATAATTGAAATAATAGAGTGAGGATAACGATGAATGAAAAAATCTGTTTAAGTACGGGATGGTATTCAAACGGGAAACCGACAAATAAGAAGTCAGCGCCGAAAATGTACGATTCTGGATGGTTTCGTAAATGGCGTGCATTCCATAAGACAAGTATGCTTTTTGACGCGACAACTCTTTATGAATCTAATTGCCAATATCAAGTTCATCCATACTTGTCACAAGCATTCACAGCCCACGCACTCGGAACTAAAACAGAATACCATACCCGTCACGATTGGTGGAGTTCGTTCCTATTCGGTGCTATGTATGCCTATTCAAACAATATGCACCTTGTTTATATCGAGCAGGATTGTCTTGTAAAAGGACTTGATAAAGCGGTTGAGCTTGCTATTGAATCTGACAAGCCTATGTTTTATGGCTACGGGGAATACAGTTTTCAAAAGGGATGGGCTGAACATTCGTTTGTGTTTGTCAAGAATACATTTGTGGATATTGCAATCAGTCGTATTTTAGATTGCAAGCTTGATAGAGAGGCTCGCCCGCTTCCAGAGCAATTGTTTCATAACATGTTTAACGATGCCTTTACGCCCTGGCCCTTTGGTTATGGCAGAAAACCCGTGGCGGACTGGGATTCGCCTATATTGTATAAACAGCAGATAACGCCTGAAGAACTTGTAAAATTAGGAGTGGCATAATGAAACAAGTACAGATAACTTATAAAAACCCTCAAAAAGATTGGACAGAAGAATTTGCAAAACAAAGAGTAATAAATAGTCTAAACGATCTTACCGGTCTCGAATGGGAAGACAAAGGACATTTAATATCTTTTAATAGAATAATTGAAGGTGTTGAAACGGTAGCAAAAATAGGAGCTATACAAGCGGCGATATCAGATGTTGGTATTTTTGCTATTGGTTATTATGATAAAAATATAACTCTCATTCCACGAGCATTTCGCAAAGATGGTTCGTGGACAAAAATAAGTGTAATATTAACAAACATACAGACTATTGAAATTATTGGAGTTTAAATTATGCCAAAATTAATAGCAGGAATTAAGATTTATACCTTTGACGAGGTACTGGAGTTAATAGAGGTATCAAGGCCGGTTTTGCGCCGATATATAGGCGATGGGCGAATTCAGGCCCGGCGTATCGGCAAGGGTTGGGTTATAACGGAAACGGCTCTTCAGGAATGGCTAACCGGCGAAACGATGGAACGGGAAATGGCAAGTCGAAACGCAAAGAAAAAGGATTGATTAAATTTGGAGTAGCTTGAAATGAAAAAATATAAGAAAATATTAATGCTTGGATTTCTAAATCATACTATATCAGTTTCCGATAGATTTATTAATAAGGTTGATACTGGTATGGCAAGAAGCAAAGAAACGTACAGCGATTTAAAACAAATCAAAGAAGAGGCTGAATTACTCAAAGAACAAATCATAGAAAAATAACTATCAAATAATATCAAATTAAAAAGCCCTGCGATTGTTAAATTTCAGGGCTTTTTTTAGTGTTGTACTACTCGCTGCCATTTGGTGCACTTTTGCTTTCAGGCGGTCGCCTTACTTGCCATAATCTGCGTTTCAAAAATACCAACCCATTATAGGCAACAGCTTGTAGTGGTTATTGATTACAGGGTTTTTATATTTATCATAATATCATTCTCTTGATGTCGGGAATATGATGGTCTATGGGAATTCACATAGACCTTAAATCTTAGAAAAAACATCATAATAAAGGTTAAATACAATTTTCCAAAACCAAGTCGGTTTTTTAAATTTCATTTCATAACAATCATTTTTATATGACCAAAAATAACCAACACATATCTCGAATACTCGCTTTCTTATTAGCCATTTTGTTTTTTGTATAAACGACAATGAATAAATAGTTGCAATATTTGTTTCGTAATCAGTTTTAAATTCGCAAAGACTTCCGTTATGCGTACATAGCCCATGCAATTCTATATCATAAAAATCACTAACCCATACAATGATTAACTTGTTAACATTGCACTTTGTTTTTATGCAACCACTATCCATTCTTTTTATATCCAATATTTACGGCTTTGTTGTACTCAAAATATTTAACCGCATTTACGGTAACGCGGCCAACCAGTGCCTTCGCCCTTTGGGCAATGCGCATTAATTTAGCAAGTCTCCAAGCTCTGGGACTGTCAAAGCCCCGGAGTCATTTCTAACGAAACTATATGGCTGGTCGTATGGGGTTGGTCTATTCCAAGATGGATTGACTTGCTGCGGCGGGACGTTGTAAAGTGCTATTCTCTCGCAAGCGCAATTATGAACTACAAATCCATTTGCAATATATGATTCATCAACGTCAACAGATAAATTATAAACTGGCCTATAGATACCAATATATTTAGTTATCTTTAAAATGTCAACATCAGTAAAAGATGCCCCAATTGATCTTTTATAAACAAATCTTTTTATTCTATCTCCAATACTTACGTCGCCGGCATTGACCCATTTATTGTCTATTAAAAACGGATGATTTGATGTAGATATTATAGTTTTACCATCAACAAACAATTCAATTAAATCAACATGCGGGTCAGTATGTTTGTGTAATTGTGTTACTTTTCTGTAATTGCCAGTATGTGTCAATACTTCGTCGCCGACTTTTATTTTTTCAATTTCTTTATATCCACTATGATATGTCTGTACTCTTGTGCCTGATATAAAACAATGGGGGTGCGTATCGGTCACGCTATGCGGCCCCTCGCCTATTTTCCATATATTCCCATCTAAGCCGATACAAATAGGACAAGGTCTCGAACCGCCGGTAGACCATTTTTCATGCGTTGCTCTTGCCGCGGCGGCCCACGCATCAAATGATGCACCAAGTGCAAGTGCCGATTCAGAACGTGCGAGTCGGTTCCAATACCAGGCTTGCCCTTCAAATCTCTTGTGCAATTGCCTTGCAGTATATAATGGATTGCGGCCTTCTTTTGACATTTGGCGAAGCTTTTTAAGAACAAAATCCCGTTGATCGTCGGCTATTTTAATCTTTACTCTTTTAAGAGCGTCCTTGCGAATGGCTTTCAAGTATAGATTATTAAGATCAGGCGCTATGTCGATATTTTCTAAAAAACTACGTATGTCATCGGGATTGTTTCTAATTGTCTGTTCTTTTACCCGCTTTAGTCCCAGCGTAAACGCAAGCAAAAGATACCAATTCATTGCAGCGGATTGTTCATCTTCTTCCGCGTCCTGTTTTATTAGCGTGGCGTCGGCTGTTAGATCATGTTGCCACTCCGAAAGCATTTCTTTATATTCGCGGACTTGCCCAGGTGTGATTTCAAACTTGCCTTGATAATTAGAATCGCCCGTTATTATCGATTGTCGAACAACTTCAATTTTAGGAAGGTTAAATATTTCAAGTGATTCTTCCTCGTATTGAGTTACAAGATCGACAAGGGCATTAAAAAAATCAATCTGCATTTCTCGAAATATCTTTGATGGATGTTGACTTGCCGATAATTCAAGCTCTACAAGGCTTGGCGCTGCTGCTTTGCATGTTCCACATCCACATAAAAGACTATGGTCTTCAGGCGGGATTAATCCAAGTAAAAGCGATTCTTTTCTATAACTCATTTTATCCTCGTGCAAGCCTTTTCATCAAAGCGTCTGTTTCTTCGATTGCAATACGCTTTCCATATTCATACCAAAAATCTTCATCTATAGGATATGACTCATTCAAGTCAAGCTTATCTAATTTTATCTCTATAGCGCCGCCATAATCTTTCCAATTAAAACCGTATAAAATACACTTTTGAGTTATACTTATTGGATAGCCTTGATTGCAATTCTCGGTAAGATTTACAACAGCCTCAAAAACATCGCCCGGATTCATAATCTTTGGTGTGCTTAATACGAACACGCCGCTTTTATGTTTTTTTTCATCTTCAATCGGCTTTGATGCTAAACTTTTCGGCAATGCAACTGCAGGAATAGCGACCGCTAATGTTTTTAAAAATCCTCTGCGTTTCATCTCTCTACTCCTTAATTATTAACTGCGATTTTTCCTTAAACATTTGTTGTGATATTTTACCTACCAGGAATAGCTCTCGAAGTCGCTCTAATTGATTAAATGACTTTTGCGAATCTTGATTCTCTTGTATGACATTATAACCTACTAAAGCCTCTCGTAATTCCTGGTCGCTAATAACAGCATTAAGCCATAAATTAAGTTGCGTGTCGGCGTTTGCTTTATTTGCCGCTGCATTCAAATGGTTTGCCCGTGCCTTATCCGATATTTCGGTTAAATCAATGTCATGCCATTCAATCCAGAACTTTTTGCGGCGTCCTGCATAAAACAATTCCAAGCCAAGATCACGCTCAATTATCGGAGTGAGCATACCTCTATCATCTTTTACGGCTGCTAACAGCATTTTTTGTTGATCACTGGACATCCTGAAATTAGAATTCCACTGATAAAAGCCAAATGAATAAGGCGGTAAGTGACTTTTTGCAATCAACTGCTCAATTACAATCCTTGAATTTTCAGTAAAATCGAATGCGGGAACGCCATCAACCCCAAGAGCGCTAATTTCAATATCATAACCATCTGGAGTATAGGCGTGAATATCTCGAACTCTGCCGCGCGATCTATCTTTTGCAACTTCCGTGAGTTGAGTCGCTATGTCTTTACTTATTTTTTTCGGGCCAGCAACTTCACTCTTATTTCCTTTTGTAATCGCAACAAAAGTAGGGTCGCCGATTCTCCAGGTTGTATTGTGCAATGATTGCATGATCCTTGTCATTAACTGCGTTGCAAATTCCAAAGAATAAAACAACGAATAACCCTTCGGATTTCCGTACCTACGATCAAATGCAGAGTAATAAATAAGCTCTTGATTCTCAAATGGTTTCGGCGACATCATTCCATCTGATTGATAGCCTAAAATATATCCCTTTTCTTCGTCTGGAATAAATCTAATATGTTTCGGGTCGCCATTTAAAAGCATTTCAGTGCCACTAAGGTCTTCTTTTAAAATCTTTTCACCAAGGCCTACTCCTGTAGCATACGTACTATCAGCCATTTGATGGATAAAATTTGATTGCCCGCGAAAAAAGAAATTCTCTTTTACCATTTTCTTATAGTTATTGAGAAACTCTGTTGTCGCTTTATCTTCTCCGTATACATCATAATCGCCGATCAATAGTGTCCGTTTTAAAACAGTTGCATCTAAAAAAGAAAGTTGATTTCGTATAAACTTAAAAATTGCTATCTCTTGTGATGCTTTATAGCTCGATGAATAGGTTCCTGTATTAACAGAGTTTCCAGGTCTTAATTGAGACGTGCCGCCTTTTTCTTGCTGTTGTACTCTCGATATACTTGGCAGTCTAATTTCAAAGTTTCCTATTTTCATAATTTAATTTCCTTTTGATCTTTCCCATCGATAATCAAAGAAACGGAATGTTTAGGACAAAATGTTAAATGATTACTTTTTTTCCATCCTGCCAATAATTCCGGCAAAAGATATTTACCGCCTGGATCAATAAATCCGTCAAATTGAATTTCTTCAAATCCACAAACATCACAAACTAAAGTTATTTTTTGATTGATAACAAACATAATCTAATCCCTTATAGTTCCAAAACCGCCATATTCTTCATCAGCTGGCGTCGGATAAAATGTTAGCGCTAAACTGTCAGCCCTGTCTGGAGACCTTTTTAACCTTTTCTTTATATCTTCTTTTGGTTCTACTATTATTGAGCCGTCCGAGCGATACTTAAACTTTGTTTCTGTCAATTCTTGTGACAACATTTCATCGAAAGGAATGGCAAGGTTTATTCCATTTTGCGGATTTAAAGCGTCTCGAATAGCCCAAAAACAATAGGCCCGCATATTCGCAAACGTCAATTCTCCGCTAAAATCATTCAGTTTATTTCCATTATCATCTTCTGCTTTATGGCTAAATTTTGCGCTTACGGCATTACTGACACCCATTTCGGTTAACCTTGAATACAATCCAGATCCTTCGCCAATTGTATCGATGTTAGCCGTGCCGCCATCTTTTATTATATTCTTTATTCTGCCCGCCGTTTCCATGTGATCTTGACGAGAAAAAGAATCTACTTTCTTTATTGCGTTCCCGTGCTTATAAGTGAAAACAGTTTCATCCCGTCCCATTCCCGCAATATCAACGCCGATAACAAAATCATCATCAAAAGATTCAATCTTTTCATGCCGTGCAAATGCCGCCTCTATCCACGCTATAGGTATTAACTGATCACTCGACTCAGACGGATATTGGCCCAATACTTTAATTCTAAAAAGATCGTTCGGTCTGTACAATTCCCCGTTAAATTTAAAATCATATTTTGAGGAATCAAATTGATCCTTGGTTATTTTTGTTGTCCATCTATCTATTTTGTCAACAACCCATTCATAATCTACTTGCCCTGGAATAAGGCTTTTTTTAGCCCTTACATTTGGTGCATCTAAACAACTTAAACAAAACTTCACATAGCTTTTATCCCTTGTAGATCGATAACTTTCGCCCATTGCTTGATTAGGATTAAAGATTAAAACAAGTTTTGAGTTCCCACCTGTTAGCAATCCCTCTATAGCATCAAAATTCTCTTGTGCAAGGCCGGACGCTTCCGTAGCTACTACCATTAAACTCGGACTATGAAATCCCGTCCAGGCTTCCGTGTTCTTATCTGAAGCTTTAAATCCCTCTAATACCCAGTCGGGATTACCTTCAAATTTTATCTTGCTTGCCAGGACTTCGCCCCCAAGCCTTACTTTAGCATTTTGGTGCATCTTTCCTATCTCTGCCATCATTATGCTTGTTACTTGGCGCCCTGTTGGTGCGGTGCTAATAACTTTTGATGGGTAGTTTAGATACAGAAAACATAGGCTTGCAACGGCTGCAAGATAGTCTTTTCCCCTTGCGTGTCCAGACCGTACCGAAACACGTTTATTCTCTTGAATAGCGGATAAAATCTTTCTTTGTTTCCTATCAAGCCGAACGCCAAGAATCTCTTTGGCGAAACGATTCCAGTCACTTTGATACTCAAAAAAAAGACTTTTATCTTCATTTGTTATCATTTGCCGCTTTCACTAAATCAACAAAAGACATATTCACATTTCCACTATGTTCATTAATAGTCTTTATTGGTTCATCAAAGCCGTACATCTTGCGAAGCTCTGCCATTGCATCCATTGCGCTATACAGCTCTATTTCATAGCCTTGATTTGTTTGCTTTATCTTTTTAATGCAATCTATATATTCAGGATTGACTTGTTCCATATTTTTAAGAACGACAAACGATTGATCAAACTTAGATCCATCTACTGGCTCGGCCCCAAATACAAGGAATTCAGTAATTGTAAGGTCGGATATCTTTTCATATTTGCGGCGTATCTTTGTTTTTAGTTCTATGTTATCCGCGTGCTCTTTTTGTAATATATCGTTTATTGCTTTTGAAATGTTGGCTTTTGCACGTAACCTTGATGCTGCTGCTCGCCTTGCGTTGTTGTCGGCCGCTCGATACCTTGCAAGTTCGTGGGCCTTTGTTGCATTGAAATTTGTAGACGTTGTATAAAGATATACAAAGAGCTGTTCTTTTTCGGTTAATTTTTCAAGAGTTTTTTCATCGTTATCCATTGTTTCTTCCATACAATCACTTCGCTGGTTTATATTTGTTTAATGTGCTTTCAGGGAGAGAGCGGTTCATGCTGACTTTCATTTTTGCCCGCCCTGAGTAGGTCAACTTCTACCAGGCTATTACGCCTCCCCGTGGAAGCACACAATATCATTTTATTCTAAAACAATAAATTACAGTCTTTTATTTAATAAAAAAGCCCCAAGCGAGCAACTCAGGGCTTTTATTAAAGGAGTAAGAAACGAGTCGCAAAGCTGGGGATGCCTTGCATATATGATAACATAGGCATTTTTTAAGTTATTTCAAAAA